TTATTGAGGGAACAGGTTGTGCTGCCTGGCCGCGATGTCTTGGGCCTTTTTGATTTTGAGGATGCGATACACCCATTGCAGCGAGACCCCAAACTGGCGGGCCAGGTCGGGCTGGTTGTCGCCCTTGAAGGCGTCATAGATTTGCTGGTCGCGCTTGGACAGCTTCATCGTCAAGCCCATGGGGAAGTAGACATTCTGACCACCCCAGTGGCCTGCCATGCGGTCCGCCAGCTCCCGGCCGAGCTGACTTGCCTTAGTAGGGTCCATGCCCTCTATATCTATTAGAGCCTGGGCGGTCTGGTCCGCCAGGTCGATCAGCAGCTCGGGGCCTTTGCTCTTGAAGTCACCCTTGCCATTTTTATCTTGGAACATTCTCAGCGCTCCTTCTTTATTGCGGCGGTTAGATCCTCCCAGGCCGTGTGCATGGGGTCGTAAGTGTTGAGAGCGAAGGCTCGGACCAGAGAAGCGTTCAATAGCTCTTTCTCCTCCAGAGTGAGCCGTACACCCTGCGCCTGCAGGGCCAGCTCCTGTACCTTGCCAGGCAGAAAGCGCATGACCCAAGCCTTCAGACTTTCAATCACTAACTCAGTGCGATCCTTGAATCCTGGATTTGTTCCAGAGTTCACCAGGCGATTGCCATGGTTCCAGCGCAGATCATCGGTGCCGCCTATGCGGCGCACATAGTGGGCCAGAGCTGCTTCCGAAGGGTCGCGCACAACGCCCAACTCGTGAAGGAACAACCACAGCGCACGCGCCTTGCTGTCTGATGGTTGCGTGGAGAGTGGACGACTCTTGGACGTAGAACGCACCTTGAAACCTGACTTTTTCAGGTGTTTCAACACAGCCTCCATGGCTGGCACATCCATCGAAGACAGCGAATCCGACTTTCCTGCGGCTTGCAACACCGTGCGATAGGTGGGCTCGTCCAGCTGCAGCTCTCGCCTGGCCACATGGATCAGCTTGATCAACTGGGCGCGGCGGAGATCGGTCTTGGTTGCCATGATCTGTGGTCCTCAAGGTATTGGCGGGAGCCCCCAGCGGAGGCTCCGGTCACTACCCTTTCAGGCACTTTGTTGGGTAAATACAGGGCGCGGGGCTTTGCCCGTCCAGTCGCAGCCGCCGACTGGGGCAAGGCAGAGTCTGAAATCCACCAGGCCTATGACACCGAGCACCCAGCCCAGTGCCACTGCCGCGCCGATGATCTGCAGGAGCTTGCGGATCACGCAGCCTCCAGCTCTACATCGTCGAAGCCGACGCTTTCAGCAGCCGCGTGGATGACGGAAATGCCCAAATCCTTCGCGTTGGGCCAACCTTCACCGTAGCTATCAATGACTTCTTGGGCGGTACGGAGGCCAACCACATAGGCTTGATTGGAAAAGTCCCAGCCGCCTTGCTCCATGGCAAGGGAGATGGCCCGCGCGCCGAACATGCGAATTACCGCTCGCACCACGTCATCGTCTTCTGCTGCCAAGCGAGAGTCCGCGCTGCTCCAGAAAGTGTTGATCTCCGTGGCCAGCTCGGTGGTTAGGAGGTCGAGGTCGACTTGAAGAGTCACCTCTGCATCGTTGAACCAGGTTGCCTTGACGGCGTAAGTTTTGATATTGCTCATACGGCTGCCAGATCCATGTTGATGGGCTTCCACTCGGCGCTGACTTCAGCACGCTTGTAGAAGCGGATATAGGGCTTGGTATCGGCCACTTGGCGGCTGTCGGCAATCGCTTGCATGGCCTTTTTCCAGTCATCGTCCTGGATGTCCAGGCGCAGCAGGCCCAGCACGCGTCCGGTGTTGATCAGGCCTTCCTTGTCCACCTGGAAGGCATCGGTGATCAGCACCTTGATGTTGTCATTGGAGCCCGCTGACCATCGCGTCACACACTGGTCAATCAGTACCTTTGCAGCCTGCAACTGCTCGCCAAAGGTAATGCGATCTTGCATCTGCAGAATCACCTTCAGCTTGCCGTCAAAGGACATCAGCGTGACGTTGCCCTTTTTTCCGCCGATCTTGACGTCGTATTGCTCCACGCTGGCCTCGATGAAGGCATGCACATCTCCCAGCGTTTTCAGCTTGAACTTGCCCATGGCCTGGCTCATGACCTCGGCGCTGCCACACAGGTCCTTCACCAACTGGTCGCGCAGCTTGTCAATGGGCTTGACCTTGGACTCCGGCACCAGGTTGCCCTTGGCGTTCTCCCAGTAGCCTGCAGGAATAGTTTGCTGAATATTTTGTTGGGTCATTTGTTGTGACTCCTCAGTGTTTGGTGTTGGATTGCGTGGAATCAAAGGCAGGCAGGCCTTGCAGCAGCTCGCCGGCATAGGCGGCCATGCCCAAAGAGATATCGCTCTGCGCTTCTGGAGGCAGTTGCCTGGCGATGCAGCGGTGCACCTCCATTGCAGCCTGCAAGATCACGCCCGTTGACAATCTGCGACCGTGCAGCACGGCCAGAAATTCGCGGGCAAGATCAAAGGACTGCAGCTCAAACTGCTCTCGGGTCATCTGAGGCGCTGCTTGGGGTGTGCTCATGATTTGGACTCCGGTTAGCAGCGCACGCCACGACTGGCGATGGGGCTGAAGTCAAGGGAACCAGCGCGCGCAGGCGTGAAAGGCGTGGGAACGTAGTGCCCATCCATCACGCGAATCTGGCGCGGCAACGGCATCTCGCCCATGGGCTTGGGCTCAGCTTTGGAGCGCTTTGCCGCCAATCCCTGCTCAAACAGCGGCGCAGCTGCGGCGCAAATGTTCCAGGACAAGACCGGAGCGCCATCTACAACTACTAGCCAGCCGCCTGTGCGCAGATTGCGCAAACGCTTTATCAGGTTGCTCTCGTTTTCACCAGTGAGTGGGCGCAACTGCTGCAGGGTCTGCGGGCCATTGACCTTGATGTGGGCCAGCAGACGCTTGCTGTCCTCGCTCAGTCGGTTTTTCTTCAGCTTCTGCATTACCGAGTCTCCTTTGTGCCAGTGCACAGGTCTGCGCCTGCCACCATGCCTTCGTTGAACACCTTGTCGAGATCGATGGGCTGCCCCACCTGGCCAGCAACCCATGCGAGAGCCATCACAGTGGCCGCCAGAGCAACACCCAGCCACATCGTCAGAGGCACCAGCGGGTGCTTGCGTTTCTTAGAAGTCATGGATGGACTCCCGGCGAGGCACGACTGAGAGAGCGTTTTCAAACATCTCCATGCCCATGTCGATCGCAGCGAAGTCGGAGGGGAAGACGCCGCGCAGCACGGCACTGGTGCCGTCATCCATATAGATCAGTACGGTGTACGACATGTCATCACTCCTCGCGCCCAACTTGAGCGATCAGTGCGGCCGTCACCAACTCCTCACCACCCTGGTGCGCCAGATTGATCGCACCAGATGCCAGGTTGTTGATGGCAAGGGGGTAGCAAAGCGAGCGTGGGCCCAGCGTGCGATGGCCACGCAGGCGGGTTTCGGTGGTCACGCGCAGGCGCTGCACCATGGCTTCCACGGCATCCGGTGCAAATACCTTGTCAAACTTGGCACCGATACGGTCGAACTTATGGCGCAGGTACAGCGTCACATCACCCAAGTCCATGGGCTCGATGTAGCGCTTTTCCAGGCGCTGCACCACCTCACGCACTTCAAAGTTGCCATCGCCCAGCTTCCAGCCCAGCTCGGTCTGACCGACCAGCAAGATGCCCAGCAGCGGTGTGAAGCCATCGTCCAGCTCATAGAAAGTCTTCATGTGCCGGATGGTTGGCACCGCCAGGCGGTGGGCTTCCTCAATGATCAGAATGTGGTGGTTGCCTGCGGCTGCACTGATCTTGAGCTGGTCATGCATCTGTTCCAGACGCTTCTGGTTGGAGCGCGCAATCTTGGTACTGGGCGACAGGCGGCGCATCACGGAAGTGACCACGTCCTCGGCTTTCAGTGGTCGCCCTTTTGTCGGGTCATCCTCCATGCCAATCACATAGGGCTCAATCACCACCACAGGGCGATCGCTGTTTTTGATCCAGTGGGCCAGGTCCTTGCGAATGGTCGACTTGCCAGCGCCGCTCTCGGCAATCACGGCCAGCATGCCGCCGTGCTCGGCCACATTGCGCACTGCTGCACGCACTTTTTTGATGTTGTCGTTTAAGAAAACATCGGCCACACCACGCATCTCATTGGTAAACGGGTCGCGCTCCAGATGGAAGTATTCCCGAGCGTCGGGGGTGATGGTGTGCTTGCGAAGTAACATATCCTCGTCCTTGGATTGATTGGTTTGGGGGCTTGGAGTCGGGGCAGATGCCCTAGTGAGCCGGCTGGAGGGAGAGGTCCAATTCATCCTCCGGCTGGCGCACTCTTCAAACGCTGCATTCACCTCAGTCGGTGCTGCACCGTGTTGAATAAAAATTTCTTTCATGCTCTTTTCGAGCTTTTCCGTCAGTTCTTGCCTCTTTGGCCAGATGTCATGGCGCAATATCAAGTTGATGGTGGATGCGCTCACACTGCATTTCTCAGCCAGCTGTGCTTGAGACAAGCCGGTCTGCTTCAGAAAATCAGACAAGACCTGGTTAACGGGCAACGCGATATAGGGCATCAAGCTCCTCCCACGGCACGCAGGCCCGTGAAGGCTTCCGGTTGCTCTGCGACTTCGCCGCGAGTGAACTGGGCCACCAGTGCTTCGATTTGCTCTTCAGGCATGGCCTTGGGCCAGCGCCCCTTGATGAAGCGGTTTTCCTCACGGGTGATATAGCGGCCAATGCGCTTGGCAATGCGCTGGATGGCTTCAGTGGTCTCCACTTCGGTCAGCACCTCTTCATTGGCCAGAGGGTTATGCACCTCCAGTTCGGTACCCTTGCGGGGCAGATAGCTCGGGATCACCGCATCCTGCATACGCTTGAGCGGGTCAATGGCTCCACCCATGACCTGGGGCCCCTTGCCTTTGGCCATGGCTTTGCGGACCGCTGCGGCCTCAGTAACACTGTTCGCGCCCGTGGCCAGCAGCTCGATTTCCTGCATATGCTTCTGGGCCGGGGTGTCAGCGTGACGCTTGTAGGTTTCGCCAATCACGGCGGCACCGTCGTGGAAGCCGAACTCATTGCGCTCTTTCAGCTCCAGCACATAGAAGCACTCGCGGCCCTCGGCATCCACTCCCATGGCCTGAGCTGAGTCCTTGCGCCAGGCATTGCGCACAATCATCAGCTTCTGGCCCACGATCACGTTCGGCACGGAAGACACATCCCAGGTCTGACCACCGAACTCCACCTCCAAGAAGTCATTGACGATGCGAGACTCAGGCGCAGACACAGCCAGTTCGCGGCACAGCTCAATGCCAGGGCCAATCACCAGTTGGTCTGGCGTGATACGCATCCAGGCTGTAAAGCGCGGCATGTCGTGGCGTGTATGGATCTGGGTGGCGTTGAACCAGCGGGCCCACTGCAGCGCTACGGCGTTGATCTGCTCCAGCGTCTCCAGCGTCAGCAGCTTGAAGGCCGACTCAAGGCTGCGCTCCACAATGTCCTGACCCTTTTCCACCTGGCCCTTGGCACGCGGGTTCTTGGGCTTGTTGATCTGCACGTGCACACGCAGCGTCTTGCACAGGTTCAGGAACGGCGGGCTGGTATTGGCGCCACCGGGGTCCAGCATTACCATGCGAGGCACACCATAGAAAGGCTCGCTGCCGCGTTGGTGAATGGCCTGGATCAGGACCTCGGCCAAGTTGCCGCCTGTCTCACCGCCGATCACATACCAGACAAAGATCGCGCCGCTGGTGTGGTCCGTCACCACATAGCGCCATAGGCTGTCCATCACCTGGCGGGCCAGATTCTTTGGCTTGTTGTCGTAGAACTCCGTCCAGTCCGCCACACGCAGACCACTGTCCTTGCCCTGGGCAGGCAGGTAATACATCACGCAGCGCGATGCGTCGATCTGCCAGCAATGGTTCGGGTGCAGACTGGCCATGCGAATGGCTGGGGCTGGCGCCAGCAACTGGTCAGGGTGCAGGCGATAGGTGCGCAGTGCTGCAACGATGGCAGACACTGACATAGGCACAATTTCACCCTCAGCGCTCACACGCTCGGCCTTGATCAGGCCATTGGCGCGTAGTTCTTCCACGGCATCTTTCATGGACATGATGCGCTTGCCGTTCTTGCGCATGTGCTCCATCACGTCCATGCTGATCAGCATGGCCTCTTGCAAGGTGAGCGCAGACTGACCTGCATCAGTGCGGCGCTTACGCGGCTTGCTCATGTTCACTACCAACTTGCCAATATGGCTGATGACAGTGCTGGTGGCCATGCCAAGCTCGTTGGCGGCCTCACGGTAGATAGCAGTCTTCTGCCCATGGGCAGCCTGCTGCACAGCTTGGCCATAGTGCACAAGCCGCTGGGTGATGACGGGGTTGAGCGTCGCCATCATCACTGCACAGCCTCGGCGCCCGTAGCAGGAATAGCAGCAGGATTCAGCCAGGCGGGTGTATCTGCTTGCACGGCCAGTTCCACACCAGCGCGAGCGGCAAGATTCTGCAGGCGATCCAGCATCAGGCCCAACTGAGCCTTCACCCATGCGCGCTGATCCAGGCTGGCTTCATCACCATGCTTGACCAACTCTTCCACAGAGTCGCGCAGCTCCCCCGTCATAACGGCTTCCAGCTCCAGAGTCTTCTTCTGCAGCTTGGTGCGCAGCGTTTCAGCCTGCTCGTCAGGCGTTGCATTGGCAAACTGGCGGGCTTGCTTGCGAGCTTCAGCCAAGTCCTTCTCCACAGACTTTTTACTGGCAGCCAAGTCTTCAGCCTGGTCTCGGGCATCGTCCAGCTCGGTCTTCAGGGCTTCTTTTTCCTTGGCGTGCTTGGCAATGATCTCCTCGGCCAGCTCCACAAAGCCTTCCTTGTCACCCGCCTTGGCCACCTCAATCAAAGCCTGTTTCTGATCTTCAGGCAGCTTGCGGTACTGGCGCAGCTCGCGGTAGCCAATGCCCATGCGGGACATAGATTCCAGGGCTTCCTCGCCAAAGGCGCGCAGGTTTTGCAAATCGAGATCAACCTTGTCTTTGGAGTAGCCAAGCAAGTTGCAAAATTCCTCCCAAGTGCCCTTCAATGCCGAACCGTTCGGCATTTGTTTGCCCGCAAGTTGCTGGTACAGCTTGTTTTCACGAACAAACTCCAGCTTAGTAAGCCGAACCGTTCGGCTAAATTGGGAAATGGCATCCGCCATCTGAGCCTGCCCCAGCAACTGGTTCAGCAGATCACGGTCTTCGGCATAGCCAGCCTGGATTGCGGCCAACTGCGCAGGGGCTGCGCCCACAGCGGCCAGGGCGGTTTCATTCAGTGCAGGCTCTGCTGCGGCTTCGACGATGGTCTTGGGGGTACGTGACATCTACTCTTTCTCCTCAGTTGCTCAATGTGTAGTTGCGTTGCAGCTGGTCCAGCTCGCTCTTGGCGCGGTCAAAGTCGGCCAGCGCACGAAAGCTCAGGCGTGAAAAGCGCGGGGTTATGCGGAATCGGTCAGTGGTGGTGTCCTTCTCCACCCAGCCCTTGGCAATCAGCTGGGCGGCGGTACGGGTCACTGCGGAGGGCTGGCAGCGCATGGCCGCGGTCAGGTCCTTGTTGCTCATGCCATGCACCACACGGCCGGCCAGAATTTCCAGCATGTCCAGGGCGCGGTCCACCTGGCCGCTGCTCTTGTCTTCGCTCATGCGCCGAACTCCAGTTCGGGGGTCTGATAGCGGCCCACGTTATGGTGATGAAACGCCACCTGTTCCAGATGACGCTGCAGCAACTCCATCAGCTCGGTGGTGTCTGCCTTGGACGGGTCGGCATAGAAAGCGGCCAGCTTGCGCATTGAGGCCGCGCAGTCCTCGCTGATCTGAAGCAGTTCGGCCTCAGTGGCCTTGCGGCCCGTAGGCATGGGGATCACCATACGGCCTGCCGACGTAGCCAGCCAGTCGCTGATGAAGTGAGCCCCGCAGGCCATCTCATAGGTCGGGATCAAGATGCCGGGAATGCGACCTGTGGCGATCCACTTGTACATGGTGTCTTCCGTGGCACCGGCATGGTCGGCAATGCGGGCTACGGTTCGGCCGTGGCGCTCCAGCCCAAAGTCCTTGCAGGCCCGCACGGCCTCCAGGAAATTGCTGGCGCGAAAGCGGTTCCAGTTACGGCGAATCATTGGAAATCCCCTCCTGTAGTCGTTTCTGAAATCTTTTTGCCTTGGAAATCAACGTGCTGGCACAGTGCCTCCAGTGATGAAACACAGGAGCGAAACATGCAAACACGAGACTTTGATGAGCTGGGCGGACGCATAGAGGGCGTGGCGCAGGCCTTGCTGTTGTTGACAGCTGATCTGGAAATGCGGGGGCTCATTGACGGTCCTCGACTGGCGCAGGCATGGCGCTCGGCAAGGAGTCCGAATGCTCTTGCGCTGCTGGAGACCGCTCGCCATACGCTGGCTGAGCTGGCGCAAGCTCTGGATGACGCACGTAGTTACCGCCAATCACAGCCGCACCCTTGAGAAATCCGTATTGATCGTACTCAGGCATCACGCTGCAGCCGCTTGCAGAGATTGGCCGCTGGCTCGGCTGGGGGTCACACGGGCCGGGCGCGAAGTCAGCACGCCTTCTTTCATGCCCAGCAGCACGGCAATGTTGTGGCTCATACCGCGCAAGCACTTCTTGCGACCGGCCAGGACTTCACGCACCAGACCGTGGTTCACGTTGTTCTCCCTGGACCATTGGGAGATAGAGATGCCCTGGTAGTCCAGCCAGGCGCGGGCTTCAGCGGGAGTTCGTAGCTTGGTCATGTCAGAATCGGGCTGTAAAGTGTTAATTGGTGTTAATTCCAAAGGGTGGCGAACGGCTTGCCACGTCCTTCGGGAGCTGGTTAATTTTTGGGTCCACGTCAGAGTTACTAGGCGGTAATTGGCTGGCGTTGGAGTGATTATGGTTCAAATATTTGAACTAAGCAATAACTATGGTGCATATATTTTTATGAGCTTGCATGAGCGCTTCAAAGCCGAACGGGAACGGCTGGGCTTCACGCAGCCAGAGGTGGCGACGCTGACCACAGTTGGCAAAACCACCGTCATTAATTGGGAAAAAGGTAGCTCCTCCCCGACTGCTGCTCAGCTTGAAAAGCTCGCTAAGTTTGGGATGGATGTGCTGTTTGTAGTGACAGGGTCACATGCTGGTGGGGTGCCTCCAGCTCCTAGCCTGACTCCAGAGGAATCAACGATGTTGGACTACTTTCGGCAAGCTCCTGCAGTTGTCCGCAGAGCAGCGCTAGGTGCGTTACTTGGAGGAGTCGCGAACTCCCCAACCCAAGTCATGCAAAACACCGGTGCTGGTTCAGTACAGATAGGCCATGTCGGCGGTGACTACAACCCTGACCCCAAGCCTGCAAAACACAGAACCAAATAGCCAAACAGCACAGACTGAAGGGGAGACCGGGTGAAATTGAGGGAGTTGATGCAGTGGCTCAGCAAGCTGGTGCCAAAGCAAAAAATGCAAGATGTCGGCCAGGGGAGTATCCAGATTGGAAGCGTCGGAGGGAACTTCAGTAATACACAAAACAACAGCAGCCAGACCGTCTATATCTTCGTCAATCACGAGCAGCAGGCACATGCCCCTCTCCAGCCTCAGCCAGACCGCCAGCCAGTTGTTGACCCAGTCCCCGAGCCAGCCATTGCCATTCAGGCTGCTGCGATTCCAAGCCTTTCAGAAGATCAGGCATATATCTTGAAGGTCATGCGCCATGAAGAAGAGCTTGGCGCGCTGGCTGAGCGGTTTATGAAAAGGCAGTTCCAGACAACGTATGTCAAAGGGCTCACCCCGCACCAGGCCCGCCGTGTGGTGCTGTATATCTACAAATGCGCGGATAACCAAAACGCCGCCCGTCAGAACATAAATGCTTAGGAGGGGAACATGAAAAATTGGAAGGTGTACAAAGGCGGAGCACTTGCTCTGTTACTCGCATTCAGCGGGTATTGCGAAGTGGCGAATGCTGATACAGAGACGGTTTTCATTGCGAAGACGCCTACTGAATTTTCAGAGGGTTTTAATCGCGCCGCGCAGGTTTATCGGCTTAAGCCAAGAATGCCGCAGTGGCCCGCAAAAAATGGGAAGTTCAATGCAACGGTCGCTCCGGGAATTACCGTTCAAGCTGTTGGCGTCTCCCAGGGTGATGGCCTGAGCAGTGTCAAGGTCACTTGCCGCGTTGAACCCCAATGCTCTGAATCCATTTTTGCTGCAGCCTTGGGCATAGATTCAGAAGTAAACATGGATGCTCTCAAGCGCTATATGCAACAAGTCACCCGAGAAGGTCTCGAAAATTCCGCTATTTCACAAGCCGGACTTGACTATTACTTGGTCGCTGACAAAGCCAAAAAGACTTTGATTTTCACGATCACGCCGGAAGAAGATGAGGACGAATAGCCGGTGGATGACAAGAGACACCAAAATGACGTCAATTGATTTTTTAAAAGGAGAAGACTCATGGCAGACCACAATAAACCATCGGCACCACCACCATCCCCCCCACCCCCACCGCCGCCTCCACCGGCTCCAACTCCTACTTATGATTCAGGCAACTTTTCAGAAGGTCTGGTCAGAGGCGATACAACGGTAAGCTTTTCCCCCCCACCACCGGCCCCAACAAGGCCGCCCAGCAAATAAGCAGTCGTGCCACAATCGCAGCCATGACTGCCTCGACCAACACAGCAACACCAGAGCCGTTTAGCGACGCCCTGATGGATGAGATGTGGGTGCAGCGCTGTGGCTTGCTGTACAAGACTTGGGTGCAAGTGCGCTATCACCGCAGGCGGCAGCGGTTTTTCGACATGGTAGACAAGAGCACCAAGGCCACCACGCTGTTGCTGGGTGCTTCGCTGTTTGGCAAGCACCTTGACACGCTCAACTGGGTGGCCACCGGTATCTCGGCGCTTGGCCTAATGGCTTTGGTGTTTGGGTATGGTGACCGCAAGCAAGTCCACAAGGAGCTGGCAGAACAGGCTGCAGGCATTGCGGCTTCCATTGAAGAAGTGCCGGTGGGCAAGCTTAGTCCCGACACCATTGCCCAGTGGGCAGGACAGTACGCTCGCTTTTGCTCCAAGGCTCCTCCGCCATTGAAGACGCTGACTGTGCTGTGCGAGCACGAGCAGTCTTGCATGGACGGTCACCCCAACCATGTTGTCAGACCCTGGCTTTGGCGCCGCCTGATTTCACAGGTCAAGGGCTAGCTTCAGCAACCTCTCTAAACAAGATTAAAAGACCCCCAGCGCATGCCCGTCGACGATGACGGTCATGCGCTGATTGCTTTGGGCTTCTGACTCCAGAGGCGAGATCGGCGCAGCACCGATCTACCTTCAGGAGTTTGCATGTTTCGCTCAATCCCTCGCATGACTGGCTGGCTGCTGTTGGCCGTGGCTCTGGTCGCCGTCATTGCATTCGTCTCGCCGCAGCAGCTGCCTGTGGTGGCCTATAAGCTCAGCCTCATCAGCCTGGCCGTGATCACTGGCTACTGGCTAGACCGCTCGCTGTACCCCTATGCTCGCCCGGATTCCTACCTGGAGCGGGACTGGCGCCACGGCACGGACGAGGCCGACTTCGATGTGGACTACCGCATTGTTCCTGGCCATCACTGGGTCTTCTGTGCTGCCATGATTCGCCGGGCCATTGTGGTCGGTGCCGTGGTCCTGGCTGTCGCTCTGGGTCTGTAATGCGCAAAGGCTCTCGCATTCCCCTCTGGCTGTGGTTCGTTGCCTTTGTGTTTGCAGTAAAAGCCTGCACACCTGAAGCCAAAGCCCAAGCTGTCCAAGTGCCGCAAGCCGCGCAGCAGTACCGCTCCGAGCTGGTCCGCAATGCCAGGGCCATCTGGGGCATGGAAGCCCCTGTGGCTACCTTTGCCGCCCAGGTTCACCAGGAGAGTGCCTGGAAGCCTAGCGCGGTCTCCCATGTCGGCGCACAGGGTCTTGCTCAGTTCATGCCCACCACGTCGGCCTGGATTGCAGGCCTGTACCCGGCGCTGGCCAGCAACCAGCCTTACAACCCCAGTTGGTCGTTGCGCGCCCTGGTGCAATACGACGCCTGGATTCATGCGCGCGTCTCGGCCGCCACGCCCTGCGATCGCATGGCCAAGGTCCTCTCAAGCTACAACGGCGGCCTGGGCTGGGTCCAGCGCGATGAAGCCCTCGCCAAGCGCCAGGGGCTCAACGCCGCCGTCTGGTGGAGCCATGTCGAAACCGTCAACGCTGGCCGCAGCGCTGCCAACTGGCGTGAAAACCGTGACTACCCCCGCCGCATCTTGCAGCGCCTGGAACCTGCCTATGTGGCCGCAGGCTGGGGCGCAGGGAGCTGCCCATGAAGCCGCTGAATCTATCTGTACTGATGCGCGTGGGCGATGCCATGGCGGCCGCTATGCGGAGCTTGGTTGAGGGCTTCCGTCGAGAGCTGGAGCTGCTTGAACTCCCTTTGCTGGCATGCCCTCGTGACATCCAGTTTGTGCCACTGGTACGCCAAGGGCGTGTCTCTGGCGTGCGCGCTGCCAAGCGTTCTGCCCTCAAGCGTCGCAACCGACGCCGCCATCAAGGAAAGGGGCGCAGCCGTGGATAGCTCCCTTACACCCCGAAGCTGGCTCTTTCCTCTGGTACTGCTGTCTTGTAGCGCAAGCCTTTTGCTGGGTGCTGCTGGAGGCTACCGTTACGCCACAGCTCAGGGCGATGCAGCCCTGGCCACAGCCAGTGCAGCCTGGTCCGGCACTCAGGCCAAGGCTGCTGACGATGCGCGTCATCAGGCCTTGGCCGCTGCTGGCCGTCTAGTGCAGCAGACCCTGCGCGCCAATGAATTGGAAGCCCAGTTCGACCAGGCCAAGACCCAGCACGCGCTGGAGAAGAAGGCCTTGCTCAAAAGGATCAACGATGTCACCACGGTTTATGTCCCCCAGCCTGGCGCTGCGCCTGAGCCTTTGCCTCACTGCGTGTTCACTACTGGCTTCGTGCGCGAGTACAACGCCGCCATCGGTGCAGGCGATGTGCCTGGCGCAGCCCCAGCCAGCACTGCCGACGCAGCTGGCCAAGCGGCCCAACCCGCCACCGGCGCTGACGCCTGGCTACGCGGGTCAGGGCTCAGCCAAGCCGACATCCTTGCCCACGCCGGTGATTACGGGCAGTACTGCCGCGACCTCGGCTCCCAGGTAAACGGCCTGCAGGACTTCGTGGCCATGCAGGCCGAGGGCAGCAGCACTGACGGGAGCACTGATGGACATCATTGATCTGGCCATGCTGGTCGAAGCTGCTGAGCGTGAGCGCGCCTTGAAGCGGGTGCGCGATGAAGCGGCCAAGCGCAGCTCAGTGCGGAACTGTCAGGACTGCGATGTGGAGATCTCCGAAGCACGCCGCCAGGCGGTGCCTGGTGCCACCCGCTGTGTGCGCTGCCAATCCAATCACGAGAAAGAGAGCTGCTGCCCATGATGCTGCAGATTGAGTTTTGGCAGTTGGTCGGTCTGTGCTTGACGGGCCTTGGTGTCTTCGCGGGCGTGCTGTGGAAGCTGGTCAGCGCAGGTCTGGAGCAGGCGAAGACCAACCAGAAACAGGCCCAGGGTCAGCTGCTGCAGCGCCTGGATGTCATTGATCAGTTCAACCGCGATGCGGCTGACAAGTCCAACAAGCAAGAGCGCGACCTGATGCAACTGAAGATTGACTTGGCCAGGGACTATGTCCGGCGCGAGGACTACATCATGGGCCAGGCCGTACTGGAGGCCAAGCTGGACAAGGTATTCGAAAAGCTGGAAGTGGTGCAGTTAAAGGGAGAACGCAATGTCCGTTGATATCAAGAAGGTCCGCACAGAGGCCATGCGCTGGCATCTGATCAACACGCTCAACAAGGCGCGTCCTTACACGACCAATGAGCAGTTCCTGCTGGAAGTACTGCGCCATATTTACCCCGACGCCACTGCGCTGGAGATCCGCCGCGAGCTGGACTACCTGGCTGACCGCGAACTGGTGGAGCTGAAGAAGGAGCCTTCAGGCACCTGGTTTGCCGATCTGGCCCGCTACGGCGTCGATATCGCCGAATACACCATTGCCTGCGAGCCTGGCATTGCTCGCCCTGTGAAGTACTGGGCAGCAGACTGATGGCCCGCCGCTCCAGCATTGAGGGACTGCCAGAGGACGTGCGCCGCTGGCTTGAACGTGCGCTCACGGATAGCAAATTCAGCGGCTACCAGGCGCTGGAGGCCATGCTCAAGGACAAGGGCTTTGCCATCAGCAAGTCTGCTATCCACCGCTATGGCCAGAAGATTGAGCGCCGTTACGCTGCCATCAAGGCCAGCACCGAAGCGGCCCGCATGCTGACCGAAGGTGCGGCCGACGATCAGGACGCCCGCTCCGAGGCCGTCATTGCCCTGGTGCAGACCGAGCTGTTCGAGTCCATCCTCAACTTGCAGGAAGCCGGTGATGAGGACGTGGACCCCGGCGAGCGTCTGAACATGCTCAGCGCCGCAGCCAAAAACATCGCCACGCTGGCCCGCGCCTCCGTCAACCAGAAGAAGTTCCGTCTGGATGAACAGGCCCGCATTGCCAAGGAAGCCCGCGAGCAGCAACTGGCCGAGCAGTCTGAGCGCCTGGAAGAGCTACGTGGATCTGACGGCATGAGTGAGCAGATGGAGTCTCGCATTCGCCGCATTCTGCTGGGCAAGGAGTGAGCATGGCCGACAAGGATGCAGCGCTCCAACCCTTGGGCAAGCCCCGCAAGATCGACCTGGCCGAGGAGCTGGAGCTGGCCGGTGTGGTGGTGCCGCAGGAGGTGGCGGACGCCATCCCCGCCGATCAGCCGGTGTTTCTGCCGTATCAGCAGCGCTGGTTTGAGGACGAGTCGCAGATCATGATTGCCGAGAAGTCGCGCCGCACGGGTCTGACCTGGGCAGAGGCCGGCCGCAATGTGGTCAAGGCCGCGCGCCCGCGCCGCCGCCGTGGCTGCAACACCTTCTATGTGGGCAGCAAAAAGGAAATGGCGCTGGAATACATCGCCGCCTGCGCGCTGTTTGCCAAGGCCTTTAACGAGCTGGCCCAGGCTGATGTCTATGAGCAGAGCTTCTGGGATGAGGGCAAGAAGGAAGAAATCCTCACCTACATGATCCGCTTCCCCAAGTCGGGGTTCAAGATTCAGGCCCTGTCCAGCCGCCCGTCCAATCTGCGTGGACTCCAGGGCGATGTGGTGATTGACGAGGCAGCTTTCCACGAATCGCTGGAAGAGCTGCTCAAGGCCGCGCTGGCCCTGACGATGTGGGGCAACAAGGTGCGGCTGATCAGCACCCACAACGGGGTGGACAACCCCTTCAACGATTACATCAAAGACGCCCGCGAGGGCAAGAAGGACTACAGCGTCCACCGCATCACCCTGGACGATGCGATCGCCGATGGCTTGTACAAGCGCATCTGCTTTGTGACGGGGCAGGACTGGAGTGTCGAAGGCGAGCTGAAGTGGCGCAATGACTTGTACAAGAACGCGCCCAACGTGGAAAGCGCTGAAGAAGAGTACGGCTGCGTGCCCAAGAACAGTGGCGGCGCCTGGCTCAGCCGCGCCCTGATTGAGTCGCGCATGTCGCCCTACACGCCCATCATTCGCTGGGAGTGCCCGCGGGGCTTTGAGGTACTGCCCGACCATGTGCGCAAGGCAGAGTGCCAGACCTGGATCGAGGAGCAGCTCAAGCCCTTGCTGGACAAGTTGCCCAAGGATGCGATCAGCTACAACGGCGAAGACTTTGGCCGCACGGGCGACTTGTCCGTCCATGTGCCCCTGATCCAGCGCGAGAGCCTGACGCTGACCGTACCTTTCATCATTGAGCTTCGCAATGTGCCATTTCAGCAGCAGGAGCAGATCTGCGTCTACCTGCTGGAAAACCTGCCGCGCTTTCGTGGTGCGGCCTTTGATGCCCGTGGCAATGGACAGTACCTGGCTGAGCGGGCCATGCAGAAGTTTGGCGTCAGCCGTATTCAGCAGGTGATGCTGACCGAGGCCTGGTACCGCGAGAACATGCCGCCCGTCAAAGCGGCGCTGGAAGACGGCACGCTAGACGAGCTGCCCAAACACGCCGATGTACTGGGCGACCTGCGCCTGGTCGAAGTCATCAAGGGCGTACCACGCATTCCCGAAACCCGTACTACGGGCGCCGATAAGGGCAAGCGCCACGGCGATATGGCAGTGGCCCTGGCGCTGGCCCATTACGCCAGCCGAGAACTGAACAAGGGCCCGGTCACCGCCAAGTCTCGCCGCCGCCGTGTGGGCAAAAGAATCACCGAGGGCTTCCAATGAGCAGCAAAGCACGGGGCATTTATGTCAGCCCCTCCCAGTTCGTGGCCTTCAGCGAGTCTTCCAAGAGCTCGCTGTCGACCGAGATCGCCACCCGCGACCGCAGCCCCGATTTCTCCAGCTTGGGCATGTACCTGCCCAATCCCGACCCAGTGCTCAAGGCGCTGGGCCGCGACATCAAGGTCTACAAGGAGCTGCGCACCGACGCCCGCGTGGGCGGCTGCGTGCGCCGACGCAAGGCCGCAGTCAAGGCACTGGAATGGGGTCTGGACCGCGACAAGGCCAAGAGCCGTGTGGCCCGCTCGGTCGAGGACATGCTGGCCGACCTGGACATGGTGCGCATCTTCACCGAGATGCTGGACGCCTCTCTCTACGGCTATCAGCCCATGGAAGTGATCTGGGGCAAGGTGGGCAGCTATATCGTGCCCGTCGACGTGGTGGGCAAGCCTGCGGACTGGTTCCTCTACGGCACTGACAACCGTCTGCGTTTCCGCTCCCGCGAAGCCATGCTCAAGGGCGAGGAAGTGCCCGAGCGCAAGTTCCTGGTGCCGCGCCAGGACGCCAGCTATGACAACCCCTATGGCTTTCCCGATCTGTCCATGTGCTTCTGGCCTACGACCTTCAAGAAAGGCGGTCTCAAGTTCTGGGTTCAGTTCGCCGAGAAGTACGGCAGCCCTTGGGTCATCGGCAAGCACCCACGCGGCACACCTGACGCCGAGACCGACAAGCTGCTGGACAGCCTGGAGGCCATGGTGCAGGACGCCATTGCCGTCATTCCCGACGACTCCAGCATTGACATCAAGGAAGCGGCGGGAAAGACGGGCAGCGCCGATGTCTATGAGAGCCTGCTGAATTTCTGTCATGCCGAGGTGGCGGTGGCCCTGCTGGGCCAGAACCAGACCACCGAAGCCACGGCCAACAAGGCCAGCGCCCAGGCCGGCCTGCAGGTGACCAAAGATATCCGCGACAGCGATGCAGCCATGGTGGCCAGCGCCGTCAATGAGCTGATCCGCTGGACCTGCGACCTGAATTTTGGCGATGTTTCCCGCCCGGTCTTTGACATGTGGGAGCAGGAGGAAGTGGACAAGGTCCTGGCCGAGCGCGATGAAAAGCTCTCCAAGGCTGGAGCCACTTTCACGCCCCAGTACTTCAAGCGCGCCTACAACCTGCAGGATGGTGACCTGGTCGAACAGGCTGCAGCACCAGCTGACACGAAGGCCGCATTGGCAGCCGTGGACTTTGCGGAAGAAGATCTAAGCGCTCCAGACCAGGACGCGATCGACGCGGCCATGGATGCCTTGAGCAACGATGCCCTCAATGCCGATGCCCGCGCCATGCTGGCACCGCTGCTGACCGCCGTGAACAAGGGCCTGCCGCCCGAGCAGTTGCTGGGCCAGCTGGCCGAGCTGTACCCACGCATGGACACAGCAGGCCTGCAGCAACGCCTGGCGCGTGTCCTGTTTGTGTCCAAGCTCTGGGGGCGCTTGCATGGCAATGACTGATGAAGTAGATCTGGCCTACTGCATGAGCCTGCCACCCAAGGAAGCGGTGGCCTACCTGGCCAGCAAAGGCTTTGCCATTACCTGGGACTGGCAGGAGCTGTGGCAGGAAGCCCAGGCCCAGGCCTTCACCGTGGCCAAGGTCACGCGCCTGGACATCCTGCAGGACATCCGCGATGCGGTGGAGACCGCCCTCAAGGAAGGCCAGACCCTGGCCTGGTTCACCAAGGAGCTGACGCCTGTGCTGCAGGCCAAGGGCTGGTGGGGCAAGCAGGAGGTCACAGATGAGGCCACGGGCGAGATCAGCCTGGTGCAGCTGGGCAGTCCGTACCGGCTCAAGACCATTTACCGCACCAACATCCAGACAGCATATATGGCCGGGCGCTTCCAGGAGCAATTGGCCAATGCAGATGACCGCCCGTTCTGGCAGTACGTGGCCATCTTGGACGGCCGCACCCGGCCCAGCCATCGCGCCATGAATGGCAAGGTTTTCCGGTATGACGACCCATTCTGGAGTTCGTTCTACCCGCCCAACGGCTGGGGCTGCCGTTGCCGCGTCAAGCCACTCTCTGACAGCAACCTGCAGCGCCGTGGCCTGGTTGCCGAATCGTCCGAGGGCAAGCTGGGCACAGAGATGCGCCTGGTCTCGGCCCGCACCGGCGAGGAGCGCGAGGTCACCACCTTCCGTGCCATGGACCCTGCCACAGGCAAGCCCATCACCATTGCTCCCGATGTGGGCTGGAGCTACAACCCCGGCGCTGCTGCCTGGACGCCTGACAAAAGCCGCTACACAGGATCTCTGGCGCAACTGGCTGACAGGGAGCTTCCATGAGTCTTGTCCTCGTTGACGACCACCAACTGCGCCAGGCCCTGAAGAACCTGCAGGCCGCTGGCCAGGACATGAAGCCGGCCATGCGCAAGATTGCCCAGGCCATGGCGCTGATCGTGGAGGACAACTTTGAGGCAGAGGGGCAACCCAAGTGGGACGCGTTATCGGATGTCACGATTGCCCTGCGCACTAGAGCGGCCAAGGGTAAGACTGAGGGCGGCTTTAGGATTCTGCAGGACTCGGGGGACTTAGCGGCCTCCTATACGACCGACCATGGCAGCAGCTATGCTGTCGTCGGCTCCAACAAAAAATACGCGGCCATCCAGAACTTTGGTGGCATGGCTGGGCGAGGCAAGAAGGTGGAGATTCCTGCGCGACCGCAATTGCCTATCACCGCTGATGGCAAACTGCAGCCCGAGGCCAGCGAAGAAGTTCTGGACACCGTGATGCGGCACTTGCGCACCGCTGTGTTGCGCTGATTCGGAAAACGGGCCTGCAGCGCGATTGCAGGCCAATGGGTGTCCAAGGATGCCCGCGCCGCCTGAAAACGGCGCAGCGGGCTTTATAAAGGGTGTTTCGGGTGGCTCATGCGCAGGGCTCCCGCTTCAATTTCAGCCCTGGCGGCTTCTGCGCCGCTCAATGGACTCTAAACAAGATTAAAAGACCGCCCGGCCGCAGCTGCCGACCATGGCGGCATGCCCTCCCTGCACATCTTCAAACCCGGCCGCCAGACTGCCATGTCTGGTGCCACGCTGGACTTCAGCGAATCCGACCTGGCTGCTTGCGCGCAGGCCTATGACCCTGCATTGCATGAAGCGCCGTTGGTCATTGGCCATCCCAAGCATGACGGACCGGCTTATGGCTGGGTCAAGTCACTGTCCGCAGGCAAGGACGGGCTGAGCGCTGAGCCCCAGCAGGTCGACGCCCAGTTTGCCGAGTTGGTTGGCAAGGGCAGCTTCAAGAAGATCAGCGCCTCGTTCTATACACCTGACGCCCCCAACAACCCTGTGCCTGGCGTGTATTACCTGCGCCATGTGGGCTTCCTTGGCGCTCAGCCGCCAGCGGTCAAAGGCCTGCGCGAGGTGGCCTTTGCTGAAGCTGAAGAAGGCGTGGTGGAGTTTTCTGATCCTGGCCTCAACGTCATCGCTTCGGTGTTTCGGCGTGTGCGCGAATGGTTTTTGACGGCCCACGGCCAGGAAGTGGCGGACAAGGTGCTGCCTGACTGGGAGATTGAGTCCATCCGCGAGATCTCGCAATGGGCTGACCCCGACACCCCGCGCCTTGCCTTTGCAGATGCTGCAACAGCTTTGCCCAGTTCCGAAGCGCCTGCGGTCGCCCCCACCGCAAACACCTCCCCATCAAACTCTCAGGAGAACCATGTGAACCAAGAGGAAGCCGCCGCTTTGTCGGCTGAAAACACCCAGCTCAAGCAGCAGCTGGCCGCCGCCACCGCCCAGCGCGAATCCGACCTGGCAGCCAAGCGCCATGACCAGAACGTCAGCTTTGCTGAAGGGCTGATTGATGCCGGCACCTTGGCGCCCAAGCACAAGGATGTGGTCGTGGCCTTCCTGAACTTCAGCGAAGCCAACACCACAGTGGAGTTTGGCGAGGGCGATGCCAAGCAGCCCCTGGCCACGGCCTTCAAGTCCTTCCTGGGCGAGCTTCCCAAGGTCGTGGACTTTGGCGAGCACGCCACCAAGGACAAGACCGGCAAGCCAGCCGCGGCCAGCTCGGTGGAGTTTGGCGAGAACGTGGACCAGGGCCGCATGGCCAAGGACCGCGAGATCCGCCAGTACATGCAGGCCCACAGCGTGGACTACGACACGGCCGCAAATCACGTCATGAAGTAAACCTAGGAGCAATCAAACATGGGACGTCTCTCTAATCTGCGGATCGTTGATCCAGTTCTGACCAACCTGGCCATCGGCTATTCCAACGCCATGTTGGTTGCCGAAACGCTGATGCCCTTTGTCTATACGGACAAGGAAGGCGGGAAAATCCCGCGCTTCGGCAAGGAAGCCTTCAAGCTGTATGCGACCCAGCGTGCACTGCGTGCAGCCTCGAATCGCATGAATCCTGAAGATATCGACGGGATCGACGTGGTGCTTGATGAGCACGACCTGGAATACCCGATCGACTACCGCGAAGCTTCCGAGAGTGCCTTCCCGCTGCAGCGCCTGGCAGTCAAGACCGTGACCGAAGCCATTCGCCTGGGCCATGAAGCCAAGGTGGCTGGCATGGTGCAAAACCCTGCGAACTATGGCGCAGGCAACAAGATCATCCTGAGCGGCACCAGCCAGTTCACCCACAAGGACAGCGACCCCGAAGGCGTGGTGGACGATGCCAAGGACGCTATCAGCGCCAAGATTGCCCGCGACCCCAACACCATGGTGATTGGTAAAGCGGCCTGGAAGGCGCTCAAGCGCCACCCCAAGCTCAAGGCCATCTTGAGCGATACGCGCTCGCGCTTGGTCCAACTGGCGGACCTGCGCGAGATCTTCGAGATTGAAAACATCGTGGTGGGCAAGGCCATCAAGGCTGATGACCAGGGCAACACATCAAGTATCTGGGGCGACAACATTGTTCTGGCCTATGTGCCGCAAAGCACCCCCGATCAGCGTAGTGAACTGGAGCCCAGCTTTGGTTACACCCTGCGCAAGCGCGGCCAACCCGTTGTCGATACCCGCACAGAGAACGGCAAGGTGGAGCTGGTCCGTAACACGGACATCTTCCGCCCTTATCTGCTGGGTGCTGAAGCCGGCTTCCTCATCGGCGACACCAACGCCTGACCAGGAGCGACCTGATGGACAAACAGAACTATCGGGTCGGCTCCACGCCGATCCACCACAACGGCCGCTACTTCAGCGTGGGCGAACCCGTTGCGCTGACTGCTGAAGAAGCCAAGGCGCTGCAAGGCCATGTGACGCTGGACCCTGTCCAGGCTGATCCGCCTGCGCCACCAGCTCCGCCGGCTCCTGCAGAACCCCCAGCACAAGCGCCTGCTGCTGCAGAGTCGCCCGCTCAAGCCCCTACAGCCGAACCTGCATCGGCCCCAGCGCCCGCTGCTGCCGAGACTGAAACCGCAGCTCAAGCCTCTGCCGCCGACGCCCCCAAGGCAGAAGCCAAGGGCAAGACCACCAAGTCTGGAGACAAAGCATGAAGACCCAGCAAATTCTGTTGACCACATCCATCCTGGCCCTGGCTGACCTCAGCCGCTTCCGCCTGGTGGGCTTTGATGGCGGTGTCTGCGCTGCAGGTGCCAAGGCGCTGGGCCCCTGCGAGGTTACGACCAGTGCCGGTGAACAAGCCTCAGTGAATATGACTGGTGCTCTGCTGGTTGAAGCAGGCGGTCCTATCACAGCTGGTGCCGAAGTCGAGTCTGACGCCAATGGCTGTGTCATCGTCAAAACCGCTGGCATCAGCAACGGCTGGGCCATGGATGCAGCTGTCGCTACTGGTGATGTGATTCGCGTGGCGCGGGGTATCTGATATGGATAACCAGCACAAGAAGATCACCGGCTACCGCGATCTGACGGAGCAGGAAGTTGCCTTGATGAATGAGATCAAGGCTAAGTCTGCCGAGGTGGGTGAGCTGCACGCCAAGCTGCAGCAGAGCTTGTTGCCACCTGCTGGCGAAGGCCAGGAAGTGGAGCTGGGCTGCGGCTGCTCTGTTCTGGAAGTCCCTCTGGGCGAATATGAGACAGACCGCTGGCTGCGCATTGGCCTGGACCATCTGCAACAGGGCTTCATGGCGCTGACCCGCGCTGTGGCACGCCCGACCAGCTTCTAGGCCGGCCATGAACTACTGCTCTCTGGCTGACCTGCAGCTGGCAATTCCCGCTCAGACCCTGATCTGGCTGTCCAACGACGACCCTGCAGCCGAGGCCATGAGCCAGGCTGTGGTGGACGAAGCGCTGCGCCAGGCGCACGAGCTGGTAGACGCCCATCTGCGTGGCCGCTACAACCTGCCGCTTTCGCCAGTGCCGTCAGTCGTCAAAGACATGACGGTCAATCTGGCGCGGCACTGGCTGTATGCGCGCCGGCCAGAGGGCAGCGATCTACCGGATGCGGTCACGCGCACCTACAAGGCTGCGCTCAAGATGCTGGAGCAGATCCGCGACGGCATGCTGACCATCGGCGACCCCGAACACGGTCCTGCAGCGCCAGAGCCTGGCGAGATGAAGGTCCGGGCCCGGCCCAACCGTTTTGATACCAGCTTGCTGGATCGCTACCGCTGAGGCAGCCATGGCCACCACGATGGAAATCATCAATGCCACTGAGCTGCGCCTCAGGGCCAAGCTGCCAGGCCTGGCCGTGGAGTACTTCCCCGAGAAGCCCGGCGACTACCGTCTGAACCACCCTAAGGGCGCGCTCTTGATCAGTTACGCGGGAAGCCGCTACGACGAGACCAAGGACATCACTTATGTGGCCCAGCCCCGCGCGTTGCGCCTGGCCATCACCGTGATGATGCGCCAGCTGCACGGCAGGAACGGGGCCGTGGAAGCCGTAGACCTGGTGCGCCGGGCCCTGCTGGGCTGGCGTCCACCCGACTGCCGCAAAGCCCAGATCACCGCTGACAAGTACTTGGGCGAAACCGCAGGCATCTGGCAGTACGCGGTGGACTTCACGGCCCAGTCCATGGTGGTGGAAGACACCGAAGTGAATACCGAGAAACCCCTGACCCAAGTGACTTATGAGGAGTCCGACACATGAAGTACTTCTATAGCGGCCCGACCAGTGGCGTAACGCTGCAGGACGGCGATAAGCCCCGTGAGGTCATGCTGCACGCGGGCACCGAAGTGGATCTGCCTGCAGACAACGAATACACCAAGACGTTACTGGCTTTGGACCACCTGAAACCGGTGGCCGTTGATGCCCAGCCCAAGGCCGCCAAGGCAGCCCCCGCAACCAGCAAAGGAGATTGACGCCATGGCTGCAAACTATTTGCACGGTGTAGAAACCATCGAGATTGAAAACGGCCCGCGCCCGGTCAAGACCGTCAAGTCGGCCGTGATTGGGCTGATCGGCACTGCGCCCATGGGCCCAGTCAACCAGGCAACCCTCTGCCTCTCGGAAAAAGACGCTGCTGCCTTTGGCACGCAGCTGGCCAACTTCACCATTCCCCAGGCGCTGGATGCCATCTACGACCACGGCGCTGGTACCGTCATCGTCATCAACGTGCTGGACCCCAGCATTCACAAGACGGCGGTGCCCAGCGAAGACGTGGCCTTTGACCCCGCCAACGACCGCGCACAGTTGCTGCATGGTGCTGTGGCCAACCTGGTGCTGAAGTCCGCAGACGGAGCCGTCACCTACAAGGTCGATATCGACTACACGGTGAACCTGGCCACGGGCGTGCTCACCCGCATTCGTACAGGTGCCATCACCACGGCTGCTGCCCCCAAGGCGACCTATGACTATGCCGACCCCACCAAGGTGACGGCGGCCGACATCATTGGCGCGGTCAATGCGGCAGGCGTGCGCACGGGGCTGAAGGCACTGAACGACACCTACAACCTGTTCGGTTTCTTTGCCAAGATTCTGATTGCTCCAGCCTTTTGCACCCAGAACTCGGTGGCCACAGAGTTGATTGCGATGGCAGCCAAACTGGGCGCCGTCGCTTATATCGATGCGCCCATTGGCACGACCTACGCCCAGGCCATTGCTGGCCGTGGCCCGGCCGGCACCATCAACTTCAACACCAGCAGCGAGCGTGTGCGTCTGTGCTACCCGCATGTGAAGGTCTATGACCCTGTGCTCAATGCTGAGCGTCTGGAGCCTCTGTCGGCCCGTGCCGCTGGCCTGCGCGCCAAGATGGATCTGGATAAGGGCTTCTGGTGGTCCAGCTCCAACCAGGAGCTGATGGGCGTGATTGGTGTGGAGCGCCAGCTCTCAGCCATGATTGACGACCCGCAGAGCGAAGTGAACCTGCTCAACGAGCAAGGCATCACCACAGTCTTCAGCAGCTACGGATCTGGTTATCGCCTGTGGGGCAACCGCACGGCAGCTTGGCCCACGGTCACCCACATGAAGAACTTTGAGAACGTGCGCCGCACCGGCGACGTGATCAATGAAAGCCTGCGCTACTTCAGCCAGCAGTACATCGACATGCCGCTGAACCAGGCGCTGATCGACGCGCTGGTGGAGTCGGTCAACGGCTACGGCCGCAAGCTGATTGGCGACGGTGCACTGCTGGGCTTCAAGGCCTGGTTCGACTCGGCCCGCAACGAAGAAACGGAGCTGGCTGCCGGTCACCTGCTGATCAGCTACAAGTACACGCCGCCGCCGCCCATGGAGCGCCTGACGTTCGAGACCGAGATCACCTCGGAGTACTTGCTCAATTTGAAGGGAGGTAACTGACCATGGCTGGCAAGATTCAAATCAACTCCATCACCAACGCCAATGTCTACCTGAACGGTAACTCGTTGCTGGGTCGCGCTGAAGAAATCAAGATGCCAGACATCACGGCCATGATGACCGAGCGCAAGGCGCTGGGCATGGTCGGCAAGATTGAGCTGCCCACGGGCTTTGACAAGCTGGAGGGCGAGATCAAATGGAACTCGCTCTACGAGGACGCGGCCGTGGTAACGGCCAACCCATTTACCGCAGTGCAACTGCAGTGCCGCTCCAGCATTGAAACCTTCAGCAGCCAAGGCCGCGTGGATGAAGTGGCCATGGTCACCTACCTGACGGTGATGTTCAAGAAGAACCCGCTGGGTGCCTTCAAGCAGCACGACCCGGCAGAATTCACGACCAATTTCACGGCCACTTACCTCAAGCAGGTCATCAACGGCCGCGAGATCATTGAGTTGGACTACATGGCCAATATCTTCCGCGTGGATGGCCAGGACATGCTGGCCAACTACCGCAGCAACATCGGCGGCTGAGCATCGCCACCCCAGCAAAGGGCCCACTTCGGTGGGCCTTTTGTCTTTCTAAAGCGGATTAACTTACGCCAGGCGGGGCTGCGCTCAGACTCTGGTGTGTCTCATCTCTTCATCAACCATAGGACACACCATGGCAACCGCTTCTACTGCTTCCACAACTGAAATCACCCTCAAGCACCCGTTCGCAAACGCAGCGGGCACCCAGATCACGGCACTGATCGTGCGCCGCCCGACCCGCAAGGACCTCAAGCTGGCCCAGAAGTCCAGCAAGGATGAGGTGGAGATGGAGGATCTGCTGTTCTCGCGCCTGACGGGTCTGCCCATTGAAGACCTGGACATGCTGGATGTGGAGGACAACCACCAGTTGGTGGACTGCTTTCGCAAGATGCGGGGGGATGACAACTAAGGCTGACGCGCTGTGGCAGCTGGATGAAATCTTGCTGCTGGTGCTACGCCTGCAGCCCGCCGAGATTGACGGGTTGGAGATGGACGATTACTGGCAGTGGGTGGGTGCAGCAGATCGGGAGATCAAGCGCCGCATCAAGGCGCAAGAGCGTTAGGGAGCGCTCTTTGCGCGGGTGGCCAGGGCGGCAACACCAGCGCCCAGCAACCCGACCAAGCCGGAGATGGCCATTGCGGCTGGTGCAAACAGTGCGATCAGCACCAGCGCGGTTGGAATGAAAACCGCAATTGCCCAGCCCAGCGTCATGTTGGCCAGGCAAACCCAGCCCAACCAGCCAAGGGCTGTGCAGACCAGTACCGCGTAGACGGCCCGGCTGATGGCGAGGGTGGTTTTTTCAAACATGTTTCAAGGATAGCAAAGGTCTTGCACCATGGCCAATGAATTGCTTGTCGGGGTCAAGATCGGAGCCGTGCTGTCCGGCAGCTTTCACGCTGCTTTCGGCTCGGCCCGGTCGACCCTGGACCGCGTGGGCCAGGTCGCCGACCGCCTGGGCACCAAGCATCAGCAGCTCGGTGCCACCATGGCTGCGGCAATGGCCAAGCCCGTCAGCAACATCGGCGCCCTGCGTAGTCAGTACGACCGACTGGGGCAGACCATGGACCAGTTGCGCCGCAAGCAGGACCAGCTGACCGCGTCGATCGCACGCGGTGACCAGCTCAAGAACCAGCGCAAGGAGCTGCGCAGTGATGCGATGGAGACGGTGGGCACGGCCATTGCTGTCGGTGCGCCAGTGCTGAAGTCGGTCAAGGTCGCCGCTGACTTTCAGGACAGTCTGCGCGACACAGCAATCACCGGCGAGTTCAGCAAGGCCGAGGAAGCGAAGCTGGGTTCCACGATCCGTGCAAGTGCTTTGCAGTGGAATCAAACCCAGATGGAGATTTCCAAGGGCATGGGTGTGCTGGTTGCCGGTGGTCTGCAAGATGCTAAGGCGCTGGAGGCATACGCACCGATTTTGGCGAAGTCGGCAACCGCAACACGGGCCTCAATGGACGACCTGGGGAGCGTCGTGCTGGCTTTGCGAAACAACCTCAAGGTAGGCGAGGAAGGCATTGAAGGCTCGCTGAATATGCTGGCCTATGCCGGTAAACGCGGGCAGTTTGAAATCCGCGATATGGCGAAATGGCTGCCAACACTGACTCCCACTTACGCGTCCATGGGTGTTAGTGGCAAGGAAGCTGTGGCCGAAATTGGCGCATCGCTGCAAATCGCACGTAAAGGTGCGGGCTCGAATGATGAGGCGGCCAATAACTATCGAAACTTTCTGCAAAAGCTTTTCTCGCAAGACACCAAGAAGGATTTTGAAAAGGCTGGCGTCAATATCGAAGCCAGTATGAAAAACCTCAGGGCCAAGGGATTCACTCCGCTGGAGGGGATGTTGGAGGTAATTGGCCAATACATGGGTAAAAAGAGCCCGGAGGCCGCAAAGGAGTTTGAAAAGGCACTGAAGATTAAGGATGACAAAGAGCGGGAAACTGCTCTACAGCGCATTTCTGAAGCCTACAAACTGGGTGAATTGTTCCAGGACATGCAGGCCATGAACTTCATTCGCCCTGCGATTGAGAATATGCAGGAGATGAAGAGCATCAAGCAAGGCGCGCTTGATTCTGAAGATAAGGACTTGATTGGCCAAGACTACAAGCGGCGTACAGAAACCGCCACTGAACAATTCAAGGCTTTCAAAATCCAGATGACCGAAATCGGCATCACCATTGGCGAAGCATTGCTGCCGCCATTGACGGAGATGCTTGGAACAATTCGGCCTGTGATCGCGTCCTTCGGTGCCTGGGCAAAGGAGCATCCCGGACTTATCAAGGGCGCCATTGGCCTGGCTGGCGGCCTGCTGCTGGGCAAGCTGGGATTTATTGGCCTCAGGTACGGCCTCAACCTGATCTTCAGTCCGTTCAATGCCTTCAAGACCCTGATCACGGGGACGCACGCCAAATGGCTGATGCTGCGTGGCCTATGGCAGGCTGGCACTTTTGCACCGGCAGTGGCAGGGCTCAAGACAGTGGGCAGTGGTTTCCTGACTGCTGGCCGCTACGCGCTGCTGTTTGGGCGCGGGCTGGCCATGAGCGTGATCATGCCTGTCAAGCTGCTGGGCCAGGGCCTATGGATGCTGACCAGATACCTAGGCGGTGGGCTGATCACAGGCGTTCGCACTCTGTTCCAGTGGGGCTCCGTGCTGGGGCGCATGCTGGGTGGCGTGCTGTTGGGCGGTCTGCGCCTGGCAGGCCAAGCCGTCATGGTGCTGGGCCGTGCGCTGCTGTTGAATCCGATCGGCCTGTTTGTGACGGCCATTGGTGTTGCCGCCTACCTGGTCTACAAGAACTGGGACAAGGTCAAGGCCGCGCTGCAGGCGGGCTACAAATGGATGGTGGGACTCAAGGATGAGTTCTTCAACGCCGGGGCCAATCTGATCAATGGCCTGGTCAATGGGGTGACCTCCAAGATATCGGCAGCACGGGACTCCATTGTGGGTTTCGGACAGGACATCAAGGGCTGGTTCACGTCGACCTTGGGCATCAAGTCCCCCAGCCGCGTTTTCATGGGCTTTGGCGACAACATTGCTCAGGGCGCTGCCATCGGCATTGAGCGCTCGGCAGGCTTGGCGGGCAAGGCTGTGGGTGGGCTGGCGCGCAGCGCGCAGGAGGGCTGGAACTCGCCGCAGATGGCGTTGGCCCAGTCCGTGACCCAGTCATATCAGCAGGCTACGCCAGCCCAGTTGGGAGTTGGAGCAGGTCAAGGTTTCGCGGGTGGCGGCATGACGGTGCAGTTCAGCCCTACCTATCAGCTCGCACCAGGTACGCCCGAGGCCGTCAAGACCCAGATGCAGGAGTCTGCACAGATGTCCATGCATGAGCTGGAAAAGATGATGCGGCGTCTGCTGGCTGAGCAAAACAGGAGGTCTTACTGATGTTTGCGCTGCTTGGTGATATTCAGTTTGACCTGATCACTTACTTTGACGGAATGGACGCCCAGTTTGGTGCGGACTTTGCCGAGCACTCGCTGATTGAGGGCAAGCCGCGGCTGCAGTGGTTGGGCGACAGGCTGGATGAATTCCGCATCGATCTGTCTTTTCACGCCTGGTTTTGTCAGCCCGAGGCCGAGCTGGTGCGCCTGCGCCAGGCGCTGCAGGCACACATGGCCATGTCCTTTGTGCTGGGCAATGGCGATTACAAGGGCTGGTTTGTTCTGACTGATGTGCAGGCCATGAGCCGCCAGACGGATCAATACGGCACGCTGACCTGCCTGGAAGCCACTATCACCCTGCGTGAGTACGTGGGCGACAAGAACAACCCGCTGCCGCCACCAGCAGTGCGCCCCAAGCTGGCCCCGGCCGCTGCACAGGCCAACCCCATCAGTGCGGCCAGCGGTGCAGCTGGCCTGGCTGGGCTGGCCAGTGCCGCCAATACCGTGCGTGATGGGGTACGCCAGGCGGTGACACTTGCCAACCAGGCGCAGTCCTCCCTGCGGGTGGTAAGTGATGGCGTGCGCCTGGCGCAGCAGTTGCGCAGCAACCCGCTGGCAGCCTTGGGCCGCGTGCCGGCGCTGATGACAGGCCTGGGTCAGGTAGCGGGCCCGCTGGCAGCGCTGTCGCCCACGATCGCAGGGCTGAGCAGCCAGTTGCCAGAGGTGAGCGGCATTGTGCGATCAGCCACCAATGCCTTGGGGGCAATCCGAAATGGCCAGAGCGCCTTGTCGCTGAGCACGGTGACGAATGTGGTGGGCCGGCTGGACTACCTGGCTGGCCAGGTCAACACGGCAGGCGATGCGCTGGCCTCGGCCGCACCGGCCATCAGCAAGCTGACCGCCAAGGTCGTCACGAGGTTGATCTGATGTACCTGACCCATATCACCACAGAGGGCGAGCGCTGGGACCAACTGGCCTGGAGGTACTACGGCAATGCGCTGGAGTATGAGCGCATCGTGGCGGCCAACCCGCAGGTGCCCATCACGCCCACATTGCTGGGCGGTTTGCGCCTGTCCATCCCCGTGATCGAGGAGACCCAGATTGTGGAGGACCTGCCGCCGTGGAAACGCTGAACTCGCTGCTCGATGGCGTGACGCCGGTACCAGCTGGATCTGGCCAGGCCTACAAAACACCGGTTTCTGTCGAGGTGCCGCGCCCTGTATTTGTGATCCGCTATGAGCAAAAAGACATCACCAACGACTTGACGCCCTATGTTCGGGCCGTGACCTATACCGATTACCTCTCAGGCCAGTCCGACACCTTGGAAGTGGAGCTGGAGGACGTTGATGGCCGCTGGATTGATACCTGGTACCCCGGTAAGGGCGATACGCTGAGCGCCGATATCGGCTATGACAATGCGCCATTGCTGCCCTGCGGTAGCTTTGAGATTGACGAGATTGAGTTTTCGTTCCCACCCTCGGTCGTGTTGATCAAGGCCTTGTCCACGGGGGTGAAGAAGTCGGTGCGCACCCATCAGGGCCGCGCCTATGAAAACACCACGCTGGCGGCGATCGCGCAGCGCCTGGCCAAGCGCAACAAGCTGACCCTGATAGGCAAGATCCGCGAGATCCGCATTGACCGCGTGACTCAGTACATGGAGACCGATGTGGCCTTCTTGACCCGGCTGGCCAGGGAGTTCGGCTATGCCTTCAAGATCGCGGGCAGCAAGTTGGTCTTTTCGGAGCTGGCCGAGCTGCGCAACACAGATGCGGCTGTCGTTCTGATGCTGCAGGATCTGACCCAGCTCAACCTGCGCGACAAGATCAAGGATGTGGTGCAGGAGGTCAAACAGAAGTACCACAACCCAAAAACCAAGAAGCTGGAGGTTTACGGGGTGAAGGATGGCCAGGTGCAGGTCGTCGGCCAGTCAGATGCCAAAGGCAAGGACAGCAAGGAATCGGGCCAACAGGTCAGTGCCGACACCCGCAAGATGTCTGCCCGCTCCGGCAGCAAGGCCACCGCCCAGATCAAGGCCCAGGCCGCGCTGGATGCATCCAACCTGCAGCAGACGGCGGGCAGCATGACAGCCCCCGGCAATACCAAGCTAGTCGCGGGCAACACGGTCGATCTGCAGCGCTGCGGCAAGTTGGACGGCAAATACCTGGTTGAATCGGCCCGCCACCGTATGGAGCGCAGCGGCGGCTATACGACCGAGCTGGAGATCAAACGTGTGGCTTTGCCCGTGAAACTGGGTGGCACAGGCCCAGGCACGGTCAGCAGTAAGAAGTCCGGCAAGAAGCTGGATGTCTATGGTGTCCAGGCGGATGGCTCCGTGGGCGTGGTCGGCAGCAGCCAGGCACCGAGCAAGAAGAAATGAACTCCATGACCGAAAGCGCCCAGGACTTTGGCGCGACCCTCAAGTTCGGTACCGTCAGTGCCAGCAAGCCCGGCTTTGCCCGTGTGCGCCTGCCTGATGCCGACAATATGCGCACCATGTGGCTGCCGATTGCTTACCCCAAGACTCAGAACGACCAGGCTTGCTGGACTTATGACAACGGGGAGCAGGTGGCCGTTCTGATGGATGGCCGTGGTGAAGACGGCGTGATCCTGGGCGCCGTCTACTCCGAAGCAGACCCTCCGCCCACAGACAGCCCAGACAAGTTCGTGATCCGCTTCAAGGATGGCGCGCTGTTTGAATATGACCGGGCCACTCACACTGCGACGTTGCAAGGGGTGCAAAACGTTTTCATCCAGGCCAGTGCCAAGGTGACGATCGACGCGGCCGACACAGAGGTCACTGGTAATCTGACGGTCGGTAAGGTGCTGGCGGCCAATGGTGGTCTGACCGCACAGCCTGGAGGTGATGGCGGTGCGGCTGTCACCATCAACGGTGGGGCTCGCGTCAATGGCAACCTGACTGCCAGCGGATCTATTACTGAAGGCGCTTAGGCTAGGCACAATGCCTGCATGACACTTATCACTGCTACCTTCAAGGTCTCTGATTTCAAGAAAACAGCCAAAGGCAAGCAGCTGGCTGCTTGGCGGTTCTATTTGCGGGGGCGGCAGTTCATTCGTGTGGCGTTCACTTTGGACCAAGACGATCCAGGCGATGGCTATGTCGTTCGACACTTGCTGTGCCAGGGGGTGGAGTTGATTCTCAAGGCGCTCTTGCTGCGCAAAAACTATGACAAGTACCGTCCTCTGCTTCACAAAGCGCCTTTTGGCCATGATTTACTTGGCCTGCTGAATGAGGTTAAACAGCTGTACATCGTCAAGCTGGAGCCAGAGTTGCTCGCAGACATCAAAAAATTGAACTCGTTTTTCAAGACCCATCTGTTCCGCTATGCAGACATTGAGGCCTTTCTGTCGCCTGCGGAAACGTTCCCGATCAGGAGATGTCTTGAGAAGCTATTGCCATTGATGCTGGTAATGGACAGGCGCATGCGCCCATAGATCCAGCCTTAAACAGCTTTAATATCTTTGAGCCGAGCTGCTGGGCACCATGCCTGCATGACTCGGCTCTCTGACATCTCCTCCATGCACTGGCAACCGTCGCTCTCGGGCGATGGTGTTGTTGAGGGTGTGCGGGATGTGGATCAGTCGATTCGCACCATCTTGTGCACGCCCAAGGGCAGCGACCCGCATCGCCCAACCTTTGGCTCCAATGTCCATCTCTATATAGATAGTCCCGTGAACCAGGTCATTCCGCACTTGGTGCGCGAGTCCGTGGATGCCATCAAGGAGTGGGAAAAGCGCTGCGAGCTGGTAAAGGTGACGCCCACGATTGACGGCTCACAAGTCACGCTGCGCGTGCAGTGGAAGCTGGCCGATGGCGTATTGCGTGAAACGGCGGTGGCCCTATGAGCCTGCCCGAGCCAGACTTCATTGAGCGCGACCCGCAGGTCATCACGGCCGAGATCGTGGCGCAGTACGAGCTGCTCAGCGGCAAGACGCTGTATCCGGCCCAGGTGGAGAGCCTGCTGATCAACGTGATTGCCTACCGCGAGACGCTGGTACGCATTGGTATTCAGGAGGCGGCCAAGCAGAACCTGGTGGCCTATGCCCGCGCCCCAATGCTGGACTACCTGGGCGAGTTGGTGGGTGTGACCCGCTTGCCTGCCCAGTCAGCCCGCACGGTGCTGCGCTTTACTGTGCCGGCTGCGCTGGCCACGGACCTGCTGGTGCCCGCTGGCTCGCGGGTTGAAGGGGCTGACGGCACCTTGACCTTTGCAACTGATGTCGCCGTGACTTTGATGGCGGGCCAGTTGTCGATCGACGCGACCGCGACTTGCGAGGATGCCGGTACTGCTGGCAATGGTTGGCAGCCTGGCCAGATCGCCACGTTGGTAGATGACCTAGGCGATGTGGACATTGTGGCCAGCAACACCACGCTGACCAGTGGCGGCATCGATGAGGAGCAGGACGACCGCCTGCGCGAACGCATCAAGCTGGCGCCCGAGGCCTTTAGTACTGCCGGCAGCCGTCTGGCTTATGTGTTCCACGCCAAGAGCGCGCACCAGTCCATTGTGGACGTAACCGTGGTTTCGCCGCTGGCCGGCCAGGTCAAGCTCTACCCGTTGTTGGAGTCCGGTCTACCTGATGCCAGCATGCTGGCTCTGGTGCAGGCCACTTGCAGCGCAGACAAGGTGCGGCCGCTGACCGACAGCGTGCAGGCACTGGCCCCGGCGCCGGTGGACTACGCCATCAACTGCCAGCTCACTCTATATAGAGACACTGACGCGACCAGTACCCTGGCGCAGGCCAAGGCAGCGGCCGAGGCTTACCGGGCAGACCGCGCTGCGGGCCTGGGACGTGACATCGTTCCGGTGCAGCTGGAGGCCGCGCTCAAGGTTGCGGGTGTCTATGACATTGCCCGTACCTCGCCGCCCAAGATCGTCCTGGAGGCTCACCAGTGGGCGCGCTGCACCAGCATCAACATCACTTTGGCCGGGGTGGCCGATGGCTGACGATCTGCTGCTGTCCCCACCACTGGCTGCTGACCGGCGCCTGCAGGCCATGGGCGTTGTGGCTCAGCGCATGAGTGGGCTGGATATCTCGCCGGTGCTGGTCTACCTGGTCGACACGGTCAACACCTCGGTGCTGCCGGCGTTGGCTGAGCAGTTCCACATCCTGGGCGAGGGCTGGCAGTTTGCCCGTAATGACGATGAGCGCCGTCTGCTGCTCAAGCGGGCGATCGAGCTGCACCGATACAAGGGCACGCCCTGGGCCATCAAGCAGGTACTGGAGACGCTATCCCTCAACGGCCAGATCCGTGAATGGTTTGAGTACGGCGGCCAGCCGTTTTATTTCCGCATCGACGTGGACCTGTCCGATCGCGGCATTGACGAGGCCACCTATGACGCCCTGGTGGAGCTGGTCAACGAATACAAGAACGTGCGCAGCCACCTGGAGGCGCTGACGCTGTCTCTGACGGTGCGCAGTGCGGTACCGGCCATCGCGACCGTGACGCTGGGCGGTGAGCTGACCACGGTCTACCCGCTACAGCTGGACGGCGTGGCTCTAGCCAGCGCGATTTTCATTGGCTATGGCCAGCAAACCATCGAGATGACAACGATTTACCCCTTGGAGAACTGACGTGGCGCAGGACTACTACACCATTCTGACCAATGCCGGGTTGGCCTATGAAGCCCAGCAAAAGGCCCAGAACAAGCCCATCACGCTGGTGGCCATGGCCATTGGTGACGGCAATGGCGCGGCCTACAACCCCGACCCGGCTGCAACAACCTTGCGCAGCGAGGTACACCGCCAGCCGATCAACAGCCTGCTGCAAGATGCCAACAATCCAACCTGGCTGGTTGCCGAGGCCTGGCTAGCTGATGACGTTGGCGGCTGGACCATCCGCGAGGTGGGCATTTATACGGACACAGGCGTGCTGTATGCGATCGCCAAATATCCCGAGAGCATCAAGCCGTTGCTGGCCAGTGGAAGCGGCAAACAGTTCTATGTGCGCACTATCTTCCAGACCAGCAATGTGGCCAGTGTGGTGCTGCAGGTCGACAACTCGGTGGTCATGGCCACGCGGGCGTTCGTCGTGGACTATGTGCGTGACGAGCTGGCTAAGCTGGATAGCAAGCAGTCGGTTCGTGTGGCCACGACGGCCAATATTGCGCTGACAGGCCTGCAAACCATCGACGGCGTGGTGCTGGTCGCTGGCGATCGCGTGTTGGTCAAAGATCAAGCCGCAGCCAAGGACAACGGCATTTATGTCGCCGCTGTCGGCGTTTGGTCCCGAGCAGCCGATGCGGACAGCGCAGCGAAGCTCAATGCGGGGGCCAGCGTGCCAGTGGCCGAGGGAACGCTGAGCGCCGACACACTTTGGACGCTGCGCACAGATGGAGTAATCGTCATCGGCACCACTGCGCTGGCCTGGCAGTGGATGGCTGGGGCCAATGCACCGGACCAAGCGGCCGGGGACAACAGCCGAAAAGTGGCAAACACGGCTTTTGTGACGCGTGCCGTGGCTGCAGTGACTGGTGGCCACATGTTTGAAATCAGTCAATGGATGGGCACACGCAACGCGATGCCAGAGGGCTGGTTTAGCATGGACGGCGCCCAGATCAGCGAGCTGCTGGTGCCGGGAATCCGTGAGGCTCTTGCAGCGTCAGGGCAATCTGTCGTGACGGAGGCCGATTGGCAGGCAGACCCTCTCAAGCGCGGATCGTGGTCCAGTGGCGCGGCTGGTTGGGTGCGTATGCCAGACTGGAACGGCGTGCAGGCCGGCAGCATCGGTGGCCTGCATTTTGGAGGTGACCTGGGCGGAGGCCGCCGAAGTGCGGTGGTGGGCGATGCCATCCGAAACATCACGGGCTCGGTGGGCAACATCGTATTTAACTCGTCAACGTATGCGACCGGCGCATTTGGAGGAACTTCGGATGTAGTTAATACGCTTGCGTTGACCAATACAGGATCGTCATCAGTACGGCAGTTCACTTTTGATGCGTCCACCATCGTCCCCACAGCTGAAGAAAACCGCCCCAAGACCGTCTACGGCACATGGATCATGCGGCTGTATGGCTCCATCACGAATGTGGGCAGCCTGGATGCCCCAGCGCTGGTAGCGTCTGTGAATGCCCTGAAGTCTCGGGTTGAAGTGCTCGAAGCGCAGATGGCGCGCCTGCCGCTGGACACCGACTGGGTGGACAAAACGGCGCTGCGGGCATTCAACACCACGTTCACAAACCCATACCCGTTCGACCTGGAAATTTCAGTCGTCTATGCCTCCGTTGTGGCGGGGGTGTTTCAGATTGAAGGGCTGGTAAATGGGAGCCGCTTGGCGCTGGTGAATAGCTACGCGAGCACAGCAAGCACGGGCGACACGCTGTGCATGACCGTGGGGCCGAGCAAGAGCTACCGGCTGCAAAACCCATCGAATTGCACGTTGTACAAATGGAGCGAGAAAGTGAAGGTGGGTTGATATGGCAGCTTTGTACTACGCAAAGATTGGTGACGAGGTTTACGCTGCCGAGGCTGAGTCGGAGCTACCGCCTGGCTCGGAGCGCATCACGGAGGCCGAGGCGGATGCGCTGCGCAACCCGCCGTCCCCACCGACCACAGCAGCCAAGCTCAAGGAAATCGTGACGGCATTCCGCTGGGAAGTCGAAACCGGTGGCATCACCCTGCCGGGCGGCATCCAAGTGGCCACTGCGATTGATGACCAAAACCGGATCACCATGGTGGTGGCCAATGCGCGACTTGCGGGGCTGGAAACGGTCAAGTTCAAGGCCACAAGCGGCTGGGTGACGCTGACGCTTGCAGAAATCGAAAAGATTGCTGCGGCTGTAGCTTTGCATGTACAGCAATGCTTTGCAGCGGAATGCGCCCACCACGAAGCCATTGATGCGCTGATCGTGCAGTTCGATGGCGATCCAGAAGGCCTGCAGGCAGCGCTGGACGCTTACGACGAATCGGACGGCTGGCTACCCATTGCGGCAGCATAAAAGACGGGTGGTGAGATCAAGTGCCAAACGCCAACCCCACAGAACATGATTCCAATCCGGCTAGGCCCGCCGCTATGTACGGCACATCTCGGCAACATCGTGGACAGTGGAGCAAATCGGGTGAAGCGCGGGAACTGGTGACTTACAACTTGGGCGAATCTGCAATTTCATTGCAAATGCTGCAACAGAACGGCACCTCATTTATCGCACCAAGGTGAGTCAATTTTTCGCGGCGCGCTTCAGCTGGCCTGGTGCTGAAAGCAGCCGATATGCAGAAGCCGAGATCTTCTGAGAAGCATGCCGCACAGCAGCCAGGAGCAACCGATCTCCGAGAATGTCGCTTCCTCCTCACCCTCCATTGGGCGGTACCCTGAAGCCCGCCCCTACTCGCGCCTCGGCACGCTCCAGCAAATTCCGGACTTGTGCCAGCCAGCGCTGTGCGCGGGCCTCCCCGGATCTTGCTGCTTCAAGCCCGTGCTTGGGCCCAGTTGCAGTCCTGTCATCCAATACGTCATAGCCCGTATCAGGGTCTTCAATTCGATGATTTTTCATGGTCGGTCAATGGTCTTGGGCCGCCAAACATCTGTAAAGTTGAATGATCTGACCATTCAGTTCAGAAAATCTGACTTAAAGTCCATGCGTAACCTGAATCTCGATCAGCTGCAGACGCTGATTGCCATCGCCGATCTCGGTACCTTTGCCGCAGCAGCCCAGGCGCTGCATCTGGCACCACCCACGGTCAGCCTGCACATCAAGGAGTTGGAGGCACGCATGAACGCCACGCTGTTGCTGCGCGGCAGGCGCCAGGCGGAGCTGACATCGGCCGGCCAGGTGCTGGTGCAGAAAGGACGCAAGCTGCTCGAGGCCGGCGACGACCTGATCGATCAGGTGCAGCGTCACGCCAGCGGCCGCGCCGGCCTGGTCAAGGTAGGCGTATCGGCCGGGGTCAATATCCGGCTGTTTCCGCTGATGCTCGGCGCCCTCAGTCGTCACAGCCCGAGCATTGACATCAAGCTGGAGGCTGTGGGCTCAGCCGACTCCATGCAGCGCCTCAAGGCCGGAACTCTCGATATCGGCCTCGTTGCCAGCCCGCAGGCGGAGACGGCCGAGATCATGCTCACGCCCTGGCGTAACGATCCCATGGTGGCACTATTACCTGCCGCCTGGGAGGTCCCCGAGCGGGTCAGCCCTGAATGGCTGTCAAGTCGCCCCTGGGCCTGCTTTGCTTCCGCCACACAGATGCACGGATTGATTGCTGGCTGGTTCGGCCAGGCAGGACTGAGTCCTCGCCCGTTCATTGCGTTGACCTATACCGAGGCGCTCAAAAGCCTGGCTGCAGCCGGTCAGGCTGCAGCCCTGCTGCCGCTGGAGGCCATGGAAGAGCAGCAACAACAGAGCAGCGTGCAGATACGGCATCTGTCACCCACCTTGATGCGCCCCATGGCCATCGCCCATCGCCAATTGCCAACGCTGAACCCTGCGGTCGCCAGCGTGCTGGCAGTGCTGGCGAAGTTTGGCAATCAGGCAGCGGCATCCACGCCACGCCTTGCTTGA